ATGCGCTCTGGGTTCTGGACGCTCCAACAAGAGAAAAATACTCGTTTATGGCGGTAGCTGCTTACTTAGAGAATCCAAAAGGTGCAAATAAAGGAAACGGCAAGGTCATTGGCGAGTTCACCTGTGACCGGATTTATGAGCTTGCGCCCCTCAACCATGCACCGGATGACGTAGAAACGCAAGCCTGCCTGACACGGGAAGAGATTGTGAACTACATAAAGGGAACCGGCTACGGCTGGCACATCGTCGACCTAAAAATCTACGATACGCCGAAGAAACTGAGCGAGTTCAAGGGTCTATGTAAAGTCGAGTCGGATTGCTGTGCCTGTCCTTATTACAACTACAGCAAAATGGACTGTGACGGACGGACAATCAAGCGCCCGCCTCAGAGCTGGTGCTATGTGGAGGCGACGAAGGATGTATGACCTGAAACCTTGCCCGTTCTGCGGCGGAGAAGCAATACTTGAAACAGTAGATGGCAACAGCCCAGAAGAGTGCTATATATACTGTCCAGAGTGTGATTTTGAAAGTGGCGTATATAGCGAACCCAAATTTATCATCGAAAAGTGGAACAGGAGGTGCTGACAATGGATGAATACATCAAGCGAAAAACTGTGATTGATTTAATCACACGTCGGTATGAAAATCCAGAAATCTGCACGCAGGAAATCAACAGTATTCCCGCCGCTGATGTTGCGCCGGTGACGCGTTGCAAGGACTGCAAGTATGCATATATCAATAGCTTTGCGGTGTCATCAGGCGAGGCTCTTTGCACGTTAAGTGGGAAGCCGATGCAGCAAGACGACTTTTGCAGCTACGGCGAGCCGAAGGAGGAACCACATGCTGATGATCACGATTAAAGCCAACGTCCCCGCCGCTGACGCGCAGGGCATCAAGGAGCGCATCGCCATGGACATTGAGCGATACGGCGACGTAAAGGTCGTGAGCATCGTGAGCGACCGGGGACGGGAAGAACAACTACGAATGAAAGGAGCCAAATTATGAGCATCAATGTAAAGAAGTACACCAAAGACCAGATGGCGAAGATGGTGGAGGACGCGCAGGAGAAGACTGCGGCGCTTGAAGCAGAGATCATCGAGCTGAAAAACTGTATCGACGAGAAGAATGATCTGATTGCCGAATATGCGAATTTAAAGGCGGCGATGCAGCGAAAGAACGCCGCTCTGACTGAGCAGATCAGCCAGATGAACGGCGAGGCCATCAACCGTGAGAACGAAATCGCGAATCTGAAAGCGGACGCGGATGCGCTGCGAAATAAGCTCGCTGATACCGAGGCGGCGCTTGGGCGGGCGAACGATGAGTGCGCTTCTAAGCAAGAGGCCCTTAATGTAATGCGTAATAGACGATACAATGCCGAGCAGCGCGCAAATTACGCAGAAGCCCACCCGTGGCGAAACCTGTGGGCATGGGCCAAGAGAACGCTGAGCCGTGAGTAAGTGGGTCGTTATTACCCGTGGTGATGATGGTACGCCGTGGCCAGATTGGGCGTTTCGGTTCATGTGCCCAGCGTGCAAACTAAAAACAAGCACTGAGAGCAATTTTTGCCCTTACTGCGGAAAGGATATGCGCGATGAATCAAAAGGACATCGACCGGCAACTGCGAGCATTGGACGAGGCGAAAATCACGATTGAAGCGCTGTGGGCGAAGTTGAAGTCTCGTGACGATTTGGTTAATCAGCTGGAAACGGAAAACTACAGGTTGAGACGCAAGGCGGGTGAGGAATGAGCACGTTTCCTGACCGGCTGCGGAGATTGCGCGAGCGCCATCAGTTAAAACGCTGCGTGTTATCTGAGCTGTGCGGGCTGAACCGCAACACAATCAAGCGCTACGAGATGGGGACGCAGAAACCGTCAATGGACGCGCTGATAAGCATTGCTGACTATTTTGGCGTGTCTATTGATTATCTGCTCGGGCGGTCGGACTACCCAAAAAGTTTATAAAAATATTTTGCAAAACTCACTTATAAGTGAGTCAGGGCATTGCAATTATGGGAGAATTGAGCCGCAGAGGTGTAAAAGCCTTTGCGGTTCTCTCATTTATGGCGTTAAACCTCCTGCGCCATAGCGGGGCGCGGTGCTTTTCATCTTTTCACACCGCCCCCGCAACATGCCGCACGCACGATGCAGCCCACGATCAGGGCCGAGAGGTCGCACCTCTCATGCGGCACAGGACCCCGCGCACCTCTCAACGATGTGGCCCAGCGGGGACATATGCAGATGTGGCGGAATAGGTAGACACTACAAACGACAGTTCGGGTGCCGCTCAGCAAAGCGGTGGAGGCCGACACTGTTAGGCTATGTGAGGTGCAAATCCTCACCATCTGCACGAGAGGCCGGGTAGCGCCCGGACAATGTGAGACCGTTGTCGTCATGGCTCACATGGAAATGACAAAGCTCGCTGAAAACTGCGCTTGTCTTGATGCGTCAAGACCGGTTTGACCTGACGGAATAGGGGCTACGACTTTTCGGAGCGTAGTTGCCGGTAGCGTGTGACAATCTAAGCGGGAAAGGCGACCAATGGAAAGAATAACGCCCAATGTGGGCGGCGTTGTAGCCCCTCGGGGCGGGTAAAGCCTGCTATGTAAGGCCAAGGGGCGGGGGCTGGTAGCAAAACAGGAGGAAGGCATGGAAATCATAAAACGGCGGCTTGCGGACATTGTTCCGTATGCGGCTAACGCAAAAAAGCATGATAAGAGGCAAATCAACAACGTTGCGGAGAGCATCAAGCAGTATGGATTTGTGCAGCCGATTGTGATTGACCGTGACGGTGTGATTGTAATCGGCCACTGCCGCGCTTTGGCGGCAAAGAAGCTGGGTATGGAAGAAGTGCCGTGCGTCTGCGTGGACGATTTGACGCCAGAGCAGGTGAACGCCCTGCGGCTGGTGGATAACAAGAGCAACGAGAGCGACTGGGACTTTGACCTGCTGGCAGAGGAATTGACCGATCTTGACCTGTCGGCTTTTGACTTTGACTGGGGATTGCCAGAAACTGCGATGGAGGAAGTTACTGAGGATGAAGCACCGGAGGTCGATAAAGAATCCGAACCGGTAACAAAACTCGGTGATATTTGGCAGCTTGGTCGGCATCGACTTATGTGCGGAGACAGCACGGCCATAGAATGCGTACAAAAGCTCATGGGGGGGGGCACAAGCAGATATTTTGCTTACAGACCCGCCATATGGTGTTGATTATACAGGCAAAACAAAGGACGCGCTCAAGATTGAGAATGATGCAAAAAGTGATGACGAGTTTATTGTATTTTTGCAGGCGGCATTTGCGGCGGCTGATTCCGTGATGAAGCCCGGCGCGGTGTTTTACATCTGGCACGCTGATTCGAAGGCGTACGTTTTCAGAATGGCGTGCCAGATGATCGGGTGGGAAGTTCGGCAGGTTTTGATTTGGGTTAAAAATGCAATGGTTATGGGTCGGCAAGACTATCAGTGGAAGCATGAGCCTTGCCTTTATGGTTGGAAGTCTGGCGCAGGCCATTTGTGGGCATCCGATAGAAAACAAACGACGGTGCTTGAATTTGACCGACCGACGAAGAACAAAGAACCCCCAACAATGAAACCCGTGGCTCTTTTTGACTATCAGATTAAAAACAACACCAAGGGCGGCGATATTGTGCTTGACCTGTTTGCGGGGAGCGGCACAACCGTCGTTGCATGTGAGCAGAACGGCAGAAATGCTTACATTATGGAATTTGACCCGAGATATTGCGATGTGATTGTTAAACGATGGGAAAACCTTACAGGGGGAAAGGCGGTGCTTCTGAATGACGATTGAAGAAGCAAAGGCAATCATTGCAAAAACTAACAGCCCGTATTTGAAGCGGGACATGGAGAAGTTTATTAAACGCCAACGGAGAAAGGAGGGCGCGTATGGCAAGGCCAAGAAAGGAAATAGATCAGAAGCAGTTCGAGAACCTCTGCGGCCTGCAATGCACGCTTGAGGAAATCTGCGGCTGGTTTGATGTGACCGATAAAACATTGGATAGTTGGTGTAAACGCACCTATCATGCCAGTTTTTCCGAGGTATTTAAGCAAAAGCGAGGAGCGGGGAAAATTTCACTGCGGAGAAGTCAGTGGCGATTGGCTGAAAAGAACGCGAATATGGCTATTTGGCTGGGGAAACAGTACCTTGGGCAGCGCGATATTGTTGAGCTGGGTATGCCGACTGATAACGCACAGGAGGATGCTTTGAGCGTGAGTCTGCGTGAAATGGCAGAAGGGTTGGAGAGCGATGATTAGCCCAAAACAAGCAAAAATCCTTGCTTTCCCATATTCCAAGTATGACGCGCTGATCTGTGACGGTGCCGTGCGTTCCGGCAAGACCTCCATCATGATGTGGGCGTTTGTCCGATGGGCAATGGAGAATTTTAGCGGTCAACGATTTGGTGTGTGTGGCCGCACGGTGGATAGCTGCACCAAGAACATCATCGTGCCGTTTACAGCGATGAGCCTTGCGAAGGAGCGCTATATCATTCGTTGGCGGCGCGGTGACAAGGTGATGGAAGTGCGGCGCGGGGCCGTGACAAATTACTTTGAAGTGTTCGGCGGCAAGGACGAGGCCAGCTATACGCTGATACAAGGCCGCACGCTGGCGGGGGTGCTGCTGGACGAAGTAGTGCTGATGCCGCGCTCGTTTGTGGAACAGGCATTGACTCGCTGCTCGGTAGACGGGGCAAAGCTGTGGTTTTCCTGCAACCCGGGAAGTCCGCAGCACTGGTTTTATACAGAGTGGATACAGCGGAACAAGGAGCGGAACGCGCTGTATCTGCATTTTGAAATGACGGACAACCCCGGCTTGTCTCAAAAGACGCTGGAACGCTATCAGGCAATGTTTTCCGGCGTGTTCTACGACCGATACATTCGCGGCCTGTGGGTAGTGGCCGAGGGGCTGGTATATCCGATGTTCGCCAAAGAAGTAAACGTCACGAACGAAACGGGCGGCGCGGGAAAGTATTATATTTCCTGCGACTACGGCACGCAAAATCCTACCGTCTTTTGTTTGTGGCGCATGGATAAAGGCCGCGCTGTAATGGAGAAAGAATACTATCACAGCGGGCGAGCCACCAATCGGCAGAAGACAGACGAGGAATATTATCAAGATTTGGAACGGTTTGCAGACGGATATAATGTTGAGCGAATCGTCATTGACCCCAGCGCCGCGTCATTTTCGGAGTGCATCCGTAGACATGGGAAGTTTGCTGTTTGGAAAGCAAATAACGATGTTCTTGATGGGATCCGTTTAACGGCTGCGTGTATCAAATCGGGGCGAATCAAATTTCATGAAAGCTGCACGCACGCTTTTGATGAGTTTGGGCTTTATAGCTGGGATAAGGACGCGGCAGAAGATAAAGTCATTAAAGAGAATGATCACGTCCTCGACGCTGTTAGGTATTTTGTTATGACGGTTCTGCGCCGAGAAATTGCAGTTGAAAATCCTATGTATGCAAGCAGCTCCGTAAAGTTGAGGAGATAAAAATATGGGCTTAGTGAATGGCATTGTAAATACAGTAAAACGATTTTTCTTTCCGCAGGCGGTCGCCGAGCGGGAATTTGGCGCATCTCCCGCCGTAAGCCTTACGATGGAACAGCATATCGGTTTGTGGTATGCGATGATGGTCAATACCCCACCGTGGCAAAACTGTGATGTGAAAGCGGTAGGCCTGCCCGCTGCGATTTGCCGAGAAGTGGCAAGGCCGACGCTGGTTGAATTTACAGCAAACATCACCGGCAGCAAGCGCGCAGATTACCTGAACGAAAATTTTCAGACAGCAAAAGAAAACTTTAATCGGGCATTAGAACTCGGCCTTGCGCTTGGTGGTGTGGCGTTGAAGCCGTATATTTACGGTGACAATATGCTTGTGGATGTTACCGGCGCTGCGGGCTTTCAGCCGACAAAGTTTGACCCGTCCGGTCGCTGCATTGGCGGCGTTTTTAAGGATAAGCCGGTTAAAGTAAACGGAACGTACTATGTAAGGCTCGAATCACACGAGTTAAACAGTACGACCTATACCATCAAAAACAAGGCATATTACAGTGATTCCGCTGGATCCGTTGGCGCTGACGCGCAACTCACAACTATTCCGGAGTGGGCGGATATTGAACCGGAAGTGGCCATCGAGAATGTAGACGGACCATTGTTTGCTTATTTTAAGCCGCCTATTGCCAACACTGCAGATAGTAACAGCATGTGCGGTATGTCCATTTATGGCGATGCGGCGACGGTCGAGCTTATCAAGCAAGCGGATGAGCAGTGGGAGCGTCTGCGCTGGGAATATAAGTCGAGCGAGCGTAAGGTCTTGATGGACGGAACATCCAGCACGGCGGATATGTTCAACAAGCGCCTGTTTGAAATCGGCCCGTTCTCTCCGAATGGAGATTTTTTCCAGCACATCGAGCCGCAGATTAGGGATGATGCGATTTATCGCGGGTTTCAGAATACTCTTCGGCGTGTTGAATTTAATATTGGCCTTTCTTATGGAGATATTTCCGACCCGCAAACGATTGAAAAAACCGCGACTGAGATTCGAAGCAGCAAGCAGCGCAAGTATGTGCTGGTTAGCAGTATCCAGGCGGCGCTTGCACATACATTCGATTCCCTGATTTACGCAATGGACGTGTATGCTTCGTTGTACGGGTTGGCACCTGCTGGAGATTATGAGGCCACTTACGATTGGGGTGACAGCATCCTTGACGATCAGGAGACCAAAGACAAGGAATTTTCCCGAGATTTGCAACTCACAAGCGCCGGAGTGATGAACCCGTGGGAACTTCGAGCGAAATACTTTAACGAAGATGAAGATACTGCGAAAGCTGCGCTACCAACGGCGCAGGACATGGTAACTGAACAGCAACAGGAGGTAGAGTAATGGGCGGCAGAGGTGGAGCTGGTGGCGGCATTGGAGCCGGAGAATCTGGGCGTGGGCGCGGTATGAGCCTTGCTCGGTTTTTGTCACAGCAGGATATTAACCGAGCAAACGCCGCGTCTGTCACTGATATGGGCGATATTATCAGACGCACATTTGAGCGCAACGCTGCTGAAATCAATGGGCTTGAGCTGTCGGACGCTGAAAAGAAGAACGCAGTAAGGCAGATGGCAACTCTCGCAACAACGGCGCTCAAAACGGCGGCAGGAGCAGTCAATCCTTATGCAAGCGGGCCTGCGCGCCTGACAACGGCGCAGAAAACAGGAAGCGCAGCAGACAGAGCGGCAAGAGCGCGCGGTGAAATGGATAGCTACATGCGGAAATTGCGTGACCAGTCCAGTAAAAACCGCAAAGCAGCAGAAAACAAGGCGTTTTCCAATGCCTTTGTAACAGCGCAAAAGTCCGGCGCGTTGGAAGTTACGGTAAACGGCAAGAAATACCGCAGAGCTAACAAGCGCAGCGGTACATGGCGTCCGGTATGATTAACTTTGAAAATCTCGACAAGTTCACATTCCCCGGCGTGGGCAAGTACGATATTCCGCAGATTGAACCGGTCAAAGCGTATCCACAAGGGGAATTTGTTCCGGGGAACTATCTTCTTTCGGCAAAGAACCCAGAAGATAAAATCGTGCATTTCTTTATTGACGATTATCAATTTGTAAGGCACTGGAACACGCCGGTCAAGTACATTTCAAAACTGTCGCAGTTTGCGGCGGTGTGCGCGCCCGACTTCTCTACCTACACGGATATGCCGCTGGCGATGCAGATATACAACCATTACCGCAAGCATTGGTTGGCGGCATACTGGCAGCTACACGGGGTCACGGTGTATCCGACTATCTCATGGAGCGACGAAAGCAGCTATGATTGGTGCTTTGACGGCGAGCCGGAGGGCGGCGTTGTGGCGGTTTCTTCGGTAGGCACACAGCAAAACAAGGAAAGCAAAAGCCTGTTTCTGCGCGGATACGAAGAAATGATGAAACGGCTGTCGCCGGAATGGGTGATATTCTACGGGAAAGTGCCGGAAGAATGCGACTGGAACATTATCCGCGTGAAGCCACACTATGATGAGATTGTGAAACGGAGGAACGCAAATGGAATATCCGTTTCAGCCGGAAGTTCTTGATGCGCTGCCGGAGGAACTGGCAGAACTTTTTCGTGCGCTTGAGATAACGCTGTTGGAAGAAATCTGCTCACGCCTAAACGCCGCGGATCAGCTGAACGAGGTAACTGTGCAGGACATTCGAGCGCTTCGCACGCATGGAATCGACTTAAAAAGCATCGAGAAAGCAATCAGTGATACGTCTGGCATCAGCAAAACGAAACTGGATAAGCTGCTTGACGATGTGGTAGAGCGTAACCAGAAGTATTACACAGAGATTATCGACCTTGCACACATCACGCAGCCGGAAACGCTGGTTGACGCTGCGGAGGTTGCAGCGATCAGGACGCAGACACTTGATACATTCCGCAATCTGACCGCCTCAATTGGCTTTTTGGTAGATAACGGGCGAACGATGCTATCCCCTGCCAAAGCTTACCAATGGGCACTTGATAACGCGGTGATGCAGGTGCAGAACGGCGTGATCAACTACAATCAGGCCATCAAGACAGTGGTAAAGCAGCTTGCCGACAGCGGCTTGAAGGCCGTTGACTATGAGAGCGGTCATCGAGATCAGATCGACGTGGCAGCGCGCAGAGCAGTGATGACAGGAGTTTCCCAAATCTGCGCGAGGTATACGGAGCAATCGGCAGAATATCTTGAGACACCATATTTTGAGGTTTCCGCCCATGCCGGGGCGCGTGATAAGCCGGGGCCGTCCCTGTGGTCAAACCATAAGGATTGGCAAGGTAAGGTGTACAGCGTCCAAACCGGCGATATTTATCCGAGCATTTATGAGGTTTGTGGCCTTGGCGCTGTTGATGGGCTGGAAGGCGCCAACTGTCGGCACAGGCGTAATGTTTGGGTCGAGGGCGTGTCCGAACGCACCTACACCGACGAGCAGCTTGAACATATCGACGATGGGCTTGGCTGTACCTTTGACGGGAAGACTTATACCGCATACGAGGCAACGCAGATGCAGCGCCGTGTGGAGCGCCAGATCATCAAGCAGAAACGGCTTGTAACGGCGTATAAAGCAAGTGAGCAGACGGACGAGTATCGCGCCGCAAAAATAAAGCTGACGCGGCTAAACTCTAAATATAATGCTTTCAGCGAAGCGGCCAAATTGCCGCTGCAATGGGAAAGGACGAAAGTGCTATATGATCGATGAAAAACTCAAATTTGCCATTGAACGGGCGCTTGAATCTGGGGCGCGCGTGCAGCTAAAGCAAATGAAAGACGGAAGCGTAAAAGCGCAAATTATCGAAGCAAAAGAGCTAAAAAAGTGATATTCTTCTTCCCTTTCGCACGGTGATGTGGTAAAATAATTATAAATAAATAAGCACCCATAGTGCAATCGAGCACGTGGAAGTGGCACGAAGAGCCAACTTGTAAGGATATCTTACAGGTTGGCTCTTTTTTTTATTTTGCAACAAGGGAGTGTGGATTGGCATGGCAGACGAAGGCGGCGTTTGGCGTACGATCGGCGGTCGCCGCGTGTTTATCAAAGACGGGCAAAGCCTGACGGATGCAATGCGCGAGAGCGGGAAATTTGGAGATCTCAAAAAGAAATCAATGGCGGCCTCCAAAAAGCAGACCGTCGATACCGAAGCAAGTGCCGAATACGGGGTCGAACACAGAGTTTGGGGGAAGGCGACCGGAACAAGCTACGAGGCATTAAAAGATGACCAGTACAAACTTACTGGCGAAAAAACCGGTGAAACGCTTCAAATCCCAAAAAATGAAAGTGGAGAATTTGAAGTGTACAAAGCGCCTAAAGTATCTGGATTTCTAAATGGGAAATATGTCGGCGACGAAAATGTAAACGCAATTTTATCTGATGGCCGAATTGTCTTAAGAGACCACGATTTTAATAATGATACATATTACAAGATAAGCGGCATTATTGAAGCGGAGACACTTAGACTTGCTGGCTATCAAAAGGAAGGGCAGTTTTACCGAGGAACCGATAACCCTAAAGAGATTGAATATCTCAAGAATGAGACTATGCGCGTGTCCACCAACCACATGACGGGGGAAAAAGAAGATGGCGTATCCGTTTGGGAAAGCCCTAAGTACCCGTTCAAGTATCAATATCGAGTAACCGGTAAGGTTTCCGGAGTGGGTAGCGATGGAGAGCCGCTGCTTGATCCCGCGTCCATTAAACTTGTTAGCGCAAAGTCCTATTCTGTTAAAGATTACAATGCTGCGATGGAAAAGGGGAAGCCCTTGTTTTGTAAGGCGTACGGATGGACAGAAGAACAATACGACGCGGCAAAAAAGGGAAGCATTAAAAACAGAAAGCGACTGTAATTAAATATATCCGTTTGCCAATCGAGGCAAAAGAAGTGGCAATTTGAGCCAAACAACACGCTTTCGCGTAATGTTTGGCTCTTTTTTGTAATACGCAGCGGGGAATGACGCTGTGGAAATAAAAGGAGAATAAAAATGGCAGACGAAATCATGACTTTTGATGAAATACTGGCTGACCCCATCTATAAGGCGGAGTTTGACAGGCGAATCACAAAGGCGCTTTCAACTGTCCAAGCCAAACTGGACGCGGAAGTAGAAAAAAACAAGAAGTACGAGGAAAAAGGAACCGGTGAAACGGTGGAGACCCTCAAGAAGCAGCTTTCAGAATTGCAGGAAAAGTACGACAAGGATACTGGCGACTATAAAGCGCAGATTTCCGACCGCGATTATGACGATGCAATGAAAAAAGCTGTTGCAGATAAGGGCATCAAGTTTTCCTCAAAAGCTGCGGAAAAGGCCTATTTTGCCGACCTCAAAGAAAAGCACCTCGAGCTTAAAGACGGTGTGCTTGATGGCTTTGATGAATGGCATAAGGCACAGACCGAAGCTGATCCGTCCGCGTTTCAGGCCAGCAAGCCCACGCCGAGCTTTGCAAAGCCCGTCGGTACCGGCGGCGCGCCTGCAAGCGAAGGCAAAGGCGCAATGTTTGCAAAACAGTTTAATGCGCAGTATGCGCAGACTACAACGAAGGAGTGAATTTAACGTATGTCTTTTGTGACTAACATTTCCGGCGCAGCGCGTCCGAACTTCCTTGAAAGCGAAGTCGGCCTTGTGCTGAAGACCCATGAGATCCCTGCGACGCTTGGCGTGCAGGATGGCATCTATAAGACGGTTGCCCCCGGCACTGTTTTTCCGTCCAATGACGGTAAGGCAGAGGGCATCATTTTTGAAGCGGTCGACGTGACCAATGGCAATATGCCCGGTTCTGTCCTCGTGGCTGGGCGCGTTCTTGCTGATGGCCTGAACATTGCTTCGGCAGCAAAGACCGCGCTTGCCGGGAAGGGCATTATCTTTGTTGACGCTCCCGCCGTTACTCGCGGTTATACCGTAACTTACGACAAGAACGACGGCACCGGCGATGTCCCTGTGGATTCCAACAGCTATTTTGATGGCTCTGTTGCAAAGGTGTCCACCAGCTATCCGCTGACCAAGAGCAACAACACCCAGACCGGTTGGAGCACCAGCAAGGGCGGCGCGGCGGTCTCTGAGGTCGAAATGACCGGTGACGTGACCCTGTATCCCGTCTGGACTGCAAACGGCTAAGTAAGGAGGTAAAAATCTATGGCTGATATTCTGAATCTTATTTCTGACGCTGAGCGTCTGGAATTTTCGCAGAACCTTTCTGTTGCGCGTCCTGCCTACATCGGCGACCGCATTTTCCCCGACCAGAAGACCGAGAACATCAAGGCTGAGTATCTCCGCCTTGCTGCGGGCGCGACCATCCCTGTGATGGCAACTGTCCACGCTTTCGATACTGAGGCTGAGATTGGCTCTCGCCCTGTGTTCGACAAGACCGAAGTTGAAAAGCTGCTCATCAAGCGCAAGATCAACCAGACCGAGCGCGTCCGCCTGCTGACCGAAAACGGCGTGTACGCCGATGACGCCGTTGTGCGCTATGTCTTTGACGATATGCGTCTGATGGCCGATGCGGTCAAGGTTCGCACCGAGGTCGCCAAGATGGAAGTCCTCGCCACCGGCAAGATGACCATCAAGGAAAACAACCTTAACATGACGGTCGACTACGGCGTTCCCGCCAGCAATATCGGCTACAAGCTCGATCTGAGCGCTGATGCGGATATCATCGGTCAGCTTCGCGCGATCGTCGATGATGCAGCGGACAGCGGCAACACTCTTACCGAGGTTGTGCTTTCCAACAAGATTCTGCGCAAGCTGTCGTCCAACAAGGGCATCCAGGCGATGATCTACGGCAGCGTTGGCGTCGGTACGTATGTTCCGACCGACCGCCTCAGTGCGCTGTTTATGTCCATGTTCGGCTTTGGCACCATTACCACGAACGACCTGCGCTATAAGACGCAGACTTCGAGCGGTAAGGAGACCACCAAGCGCTTCTTCCCCGATGACAAGATCGCGTTCCTCTCCAACGGCACTTCCGCTTCTTTCGGCGCAGGCCTGTGGGGCGTTACTCCCGAAGAGGATGATTACGGCCAGTACAACGAAAAGAGCGCCAACCAGTACATTACCGTTACCCAGTGGGCTACGCCTGACCCCGTTGCGGTTTGGACGAAGGCAAGCGGCCTGTTCATCCCGGTTGTTCCCAACCCGAACGGCCTGTTTATCGCGTCTGACACGAGCAAGTAAACTGTTACCTCCTCCCCTGCCTGAACGGTTTGCCGTGACGGTGGGGGGGAGGGCCCAGAAAAGGAGGCTGCGCATGGCGTACGCTGATTATATTTATTATGCAACGGTTTACATGGGGGGGTCTCTGACCGAAGATATCTTTCCGGCTCTTGCAGTAAAAGCATCCGCTTATGTAGATTACGTTACGATGGGCCGAGCCAAGAATGCGTTTGGCGATGCGGCGGATGCGGTCAAAAACGCTGTGTGTGCTTTGGCTGAGATCATTCAAGACAGCAACAAACTCAATGCGGTCTCGACGGACACTGAGCGCGCCGTATCGAGCGAAACGGTAGGCGCGTGGACGCGCAGCTTTGACAGTAAAAATGTGTCTGCGACGGATGTGCAGCTTATCGAGAGTAGAAAGCGCGAAGCGGTCGTGACGTATCTTGCACCGTATGGACTTCTAAAAGCGAGGGGGTATGGGCCATGTCCATGTTCCCCCACACTGTAACGATTTACAACATCGTGCAGGAGATCGACCCAGCAACGCTTGACGAGGTTGAAAAGATATATATCACCATCTTGCGCGGCGTGATGCTTCAAGCGTCGAAGGGCGTGAACGTGCGCGAAAGCGGGCTTGAGGGCGCGGACGCTGTGAATCTGTATATCCCGTTCGCCGTGGAAGCAGTGGACGGGGTAACAGGTAAACCGAAAACTTACATCGGCCCGCAATCGTTTTTCAAAGCAGCGGACAAATCTGGATTGTGGACGCTCTCATACAAGGGAAACGGTGGCATGACGTGCTTTGTAAAGGGCGAATTCGTTTCGGACGACATGACCGTCGTACTGAGCCATGACGATTGCTACAACGTGACCAAGGTTGATGCGATGGACTACGGTAGCCCCGATATGCAGCACTGGGAAGTCGGAGGTGCGTAATGGGCATCAAGTTTTCCGTGCATACCGATGGGATGGACGCTGTCAGGGAAAAGCTGTCGCAAGGTTGCAGCAAGGCCGAACATGTTCTTGCTCAGCAAATACGGGCGGATACAGACCCGTTTGTTCCTGCGTTAACCGGTAGTTTGGCAAACAGGACGCGAATTGAGGGATATACCGCTGGGGACTATGGACCATCTGGCGGAAACGTTATCGTTTACCCCGGCCCTTACGCAAGGTTTTTGTATTACGGAAAAGTAATGGTCGACCCAAACACCGGCAGCACATACGCCCCAAAGGGCGGAACAAAAGTAGTTACAGATCGCAACTTGGGATTTAACAAGGCGATGCATCCGCAGGCGCAGGCTCATTGGTGCGAAGCATCTAAAGCACAGAACCTTGATAAGTGGTTGCGCGTGGCAGAAAAGGCGGTGAAGAAGTACGGAGCAGGTTAAAAAGACGGTATCGGCAGCGGAAGAAGATCAAGTTTCCCGAAAGCTGCTTGCGTGGTTAAACACATTCCCTGACAAGCCGGTTGATTTGATTCGGTTTGAATTTCTTCCCGCCGATACTGCGGCGATGGCGCTGTCCACAATTCAGGCGGCGTACATTGTCAAAAAATACATTCTCGGCGGATATCAGGCGGAATACCAATTTAAGGTCATCTACCGCATGAAACCAGGGAATAGCAATGACAAACGGCTCAAAGCTGACGAGCTGCTTAACGCCTTGGGCGATTGGGCAGCAAGCGAGACGCCACCTGACATTGGCGCCGGTCGCCGCGTCATCCGTATTGAGCCTACAACGCGATCCTCTCTTTTTGCCGTTTATGAGAATGGCGACGAGGATCACCAAATCCTCATGAAAATGAACTACGAGGTGATTAAAAATGGCTGATATGACCTTTAACACCACGGCGGGGCAGACCGTAGACCGCGAACTTCTGATCGCGTATCTCAACACGGGCGAAACCGGAACCCCCACGTGGTCTCCCCTCGGTACGCGCGTCACGGATTCCAGCATGGAATATGACTGGCAAGAGGATTCCTCGAAGGATATCCTTGGCACGACGCGCACGACCATGAAGAAACCCATCATCACGCAGACCTTTGACCCGTCTGATTTGGACGCTGGGGATCCTGCCATCGTCAAGGTTTGGAACCTTGCGGTCAAGGAGCAGAACGCGGCGGCGCTGGCGAATCAGGATGTGCTGATTGTCCACGCTTATGCAGGCACGGCAAAGACCGCAGTATTTGCGGAGCGCTATTCGTCCTGTATGGTCAAGCCCTCTTCCCTCGGCGGTGAGGGCGGCGGCTTTATCGGTATGCCTATCGACGTGACGCTTGGCGGCGCGCGCACGGTCGGCACTGCCGCTATCTCTGGCAACACAGTTACGTTTACCGAGGGCGAATAAACCATAGAGGGCTGGCATCTGTCAGCCCTCATTTTGGAGGAATATATGGAACTCACTTTTGATTCCGGTGTAAAGGAATATACCATTCGCGGCGTGAACGGCATCGTGACGGTGTACTTCAACCCTGCGGATGTTAACTTTGCAAAGAAAGCATATAAAACCTTTGATGACCTGCGCAAGAAGCAGGAGACCCGCGCAAAGACACTCGAAAAGGATATCCCCGATGATGAGCTTTTCGACATGGTTGATTCTCTTGACAAAGAAATGCGCAGCATCATCAATGACCTGTTTGGGCAGGACATTGCTGATACGCTTTTTGGCAGCGTCAACGCATATTCCGCAGCCAACGGTGCGCCGGTTTGGCAGAACTTTATGACCGCCATTATCGAGCAGTTTGATGAGGCAGTAAAGCGCGAACAGGCGCTTGCCGATGAGAAAATCCGCAAGTATACGCAGAAATACCGTAAATGATGTACGATCTTCCAACGTCGCTGAACGTCTGCGGCGTTGACTATGAAATCCGCTCAGACTATCGCGCGGCACTGGACGTGCTGGCGGTATTTGCTGCGGCCGATCTGACCAACGAGCAGAAAGCGCTTGCGGCTCTGGATATCTTTTATCCGGACTTCTTAAAAATGCCGGATGAGCACATTCCAGAAGCCGTGAAACAAATGACGTGGTTTCTCGACTGCGGAGATGAGGGCGATAATCGCAAGCGGCCTAAGTTGATGGACTGGGAGCAAGACTTTCAATACATCGTGGCCCCCATCAATCGTGTTGTGGGGCAAGAGGTCCGCGCAATGCCTTATTTCCATTGGTGGTCATTCGTCTCGGCGTACTACGAAATCGGGGATTGCTTGTTTGCAAACATCGTTCGAATTCGCAACCTGAAAGCAAAAGGAAAAACGCTCGACAAGTCGGATCGAGAATTTTACCGAGAAAACAGGCGGCTTGTCGATCTAAAGAAGCCGATGACGGAAGAAGAAAACGACACGATCAATGCGTGGTTGGGCAAAAAAACGCCCGACGCAAAATAGCATCGGGCGAAGATGGTTACTTATTTGCAATGAATTCAATTTCGTTTCCAGACCAAAAGTCGGGAGTAAAGCGGATTTCAATCTTTTCCCAGTCTTTGGGGACTTCGTATCCGACAACACCGGTCATTTTCTTACCGGCAGCAACGGCCCCGTCTAACTGAGGTTTATCGGTTGCGATAGTGGCCGAAATGCTCAGATTTGTCGAGTAGTCATCAACATAGGAGTTGAACGATGCGATAGAGCTAACGGCAATATCTTTATCCGACTGGTTATCAATGGAGAATTCGCAAAGCAAAAACACATTGCCATCATCAGGGGTGTTGAACTGCGATCCATTGCTTTCGGTGCAGGAATCAAACTTTACACTGACCCCGTTTAGCTCGGCAGTTTCTCCAACGCCAAACGTTTGTTTCTCTGCAACAGAATCATCGCCCATGCCGTTTAATGCGGCGGCAATCATGCAAATGCCGAAAATAGCAATGATAATCCCCAACACCGGGTGGCGCTTTTTCTGCTTGGCTCCACACTGCGGGCAAGTGGTAGCGGATTTTGCGATAGATGCCCCGCATACCTTGCAAGTAGTCATCTTATCCATTTTTCATTCCTCCTTGCCATTATTTATGGCTGCTTGGATGATATCACACAAAAAACCAAAAAGCAAGAAGGTGATGTTATGGCTGACGGCGAAGTCGTATTTGAAGCGACTATTAGCGACAAAAAACTCCATCAGGAGTTAAACAAAGTAAAAAGCAATATCGAATCCTTACAAAAGGAGTTCAACCGGCTCGGCGACCAGAAAACTCCGATGGAAGACCGGCTGCGCAGCATCGGCGCAGAGTTGGATGCGGCAAAACAGGAGCTTGCAGATATGCGTACAGCACCGAAAGGCACGTATGAGAAAATCGACGTGTCCGAGCAGGCCGAGCGCGTGCGAATGCTGCAAAGCGAATTTAACAAAACTGCAAATAGCATTGATAAGCTCAACGAAAAGCTCAACAAAACCGGCGATAAGATTTCCGACGCGAAAACGCAGGCAGTCGAGCTAACACAGCAGATCGAGGGCAGAGCCAAAGGCGCAGGGCTGCGCAATGCAACCGAAGCGGCGGCAGATTCCATGAAAGTATTTGGACAGCGCTTAAAATCTGTTGTCCGCAGTGCCCTTGTGTTTACGGTCATTACTCAGGCACTATCAAAGGTGCGCGACTGGGTAAAGAACGTAGTGATGGTAAACTCCGATGCGAGAGAATCCATTGCGCAGCTTAAAGGAGCGCTTTTGACGCTGGCACAGCCTCTTGTAAGTGTAATTGTCCCCGCCTTTACACTGCTTGTAAAAGTTATCACTGCAGTAATCTCGCAGATTACGCGGCTTGTGGCGATTATCTCCGGCAAAAGCGTCAAAGCAACTGCTAACTCGGCAAAGGCGCTGAACAAAGAGACCAGTGCATTAAAGGGAACGGGTAGTGCTGCGAAGAAAGCGGCAAGTCAGCTTGCGGCGTTTGATGAGATCAACCAGATTTCCACCGATACCGCAAACGATACAGGCGGCGGTGCATCTGCCGACGCAATTACGCCGGACTTTAGCTACATGGACGATATCAGCGACCGCCTCAAAAAAATCGCTGATGCAGTCATGCTCATTGCGGCAGGATTAGCGCTGTGGAAAATCAGTAGCAGCTTGCCGGGTGTGCTTGGAACTATTCTGCAAAAGCTCGGCGGCATCCTCATCACGGTTGGCGGATTGATCCTCCTGTGGGACGGTCTATCCGACGCATGGAATAACGGCGTTAACTGGGGGAATCTGCTCGAAATGCTTGCAGGTACAGCGGCGCTTGCAGGGGGGCTTGCAATTGCATTCGGCAAAGTCGGTGCGGGCATCGGCCTTGTAGTGGCTGGCGCAGCAATGATTATCACAGCGTTTAAGGACATTTGTGATAACGGTGCAAATCTCCAAAATACGCTGTTATTGATTGCTGGCATTGTGGCAACGGGGCTGGGGTTCTTCTTCTTGACCGGTAGCGTCATCCCACTTGTGATTGCGGGAATTGCTACGGTAGTTACCGCTGTACTTGCGCTGACTGGCAATCTGACCGAGTTTGCGAGAAACCTTAAAGATAACATCCTTGGCGGTATTATCCAGTTTATCAAGGGAGTGTTCACTGGTGACTGGAATTCTGCATGGGGTGGTGTCAAAAAGGTATTTAAAGGCATCTGGAACAGCATCGTCATTATTGCCGAAAGCGCGGTTAATGCCATTATCAAGGGATTAAACTGGCTTATCAGCAAGATCAACACGATTAAGTTTACCGTGCCGAGTTGGGTCCCTGGCATTGGCGGCAAAAGCATCGGCGGGCATCTTTCCTCGCTTTCTGAAGTACATCTTCCGCGTCTGGCAACTGGTGCAGTCATCCCCCCCAACAAGGAATTTCTTGCCGTGCTTGGCGACCAGAAGAGTGGCACGAACATCGAAACGCCACTTGCAACGATGGTTGACGCATTTAAGCAGGCTATGGCGGAATCGGGCGGCGGTACGACCACGGTTGTTGTCCAGCTCGACGGCAAGGAGATCGCACGCAGCACCGTGAAGAACATTAACAACATGACACGCGCGGCGGGTAAGCCCGTGCTGTTGTACTAAGGAGGGGTAACATGGAAGTCCTTATTATCAACGGCACGGACTACTCGTCCGCAATCGCAACGAAAGGCTACGGGTGGAGCAGAAACGACCTTGACAGTGATAAGACCACCCGCACCAAAGATGGCAAAATGCGGCGCGACAAGATCACCACAAAGCGGAAACTGAGCTATACAACGCGCTCCGTCAAGCGTGATGTGCTGGCGAAACTCGACGATGATCTGAATAAAACCACCTGCACCGTCCAATACCTTGACCTGCATGGCGTGAGAACCAGCACGTTTTACTGCTCTTCGATGGAATGCACGCTCGAGGAAGCGGCAGACGATAATGAGGTGTGGGGCGGCGCGACGTTTAATTTGATCGAGGTGTGATATGGGGCAGACAACAAGTGCGCTGTGGCGCGAGATGCTCCACAAGCCCGGCACAGAACGAGAGTACAAATTTGACGTTGCGGGCACGGAATATGGCAAAGACGCGGAAGTGTCGCATTCTGTCGAATCGCAGTTGTTTGAAGAATTTGGCATCGGAAACGCCTGCTGCGCAACATTAAAACTGGCGCTGTATGCAGACAACGTACCGCGCGCCGCGACGATCAAGCGGTATCTCAGGCTTGTTAATGGCAGTCAGGTGACAGACTGGATACCAAAAGGCGTGTTTTTTACCAACCGCCGTTCTTGCGATGGGGATTACTGGGAACTCGAAGCATACGACGCTATGAGAAAGGCTGACGTTGTGTGGGAGCCAGACCAGTCGCTTAACTTCCCGATGACTATGCCTGACGCTGTAAACATCTTTTGCCAGTTGATGGGCGTGGAACTGGACAGCCGCACAGTGCTCAACAGCTCGTATACCATCGACTATCCCGCAAATGATTACACCATCCGCAACGAGCTATGCTTTATCGCTGCGGCGCACGGTGGGAACTGGATTATCACCGATGCAGGGAAACTATTGCTTATTCCGCTGTTGTCCATGCCTACCGAGACGAACTATCTCATTACAGAAGCGGGCAACGCTATCACATTCGGAGGGGTGAGAATCCTTGTCTGATAAATATTATGTCGGCAGAGACGTTACAAGTTTTTCCGACAAGGGCAAGTATAAGCCTATTTCCCGTGTGACGTTGCTTGTGGACGACGAAAATAGCCTGACGGCGGGCGACGATACCGGAATGGAGGTCATTGCAAGTTGCCCTCACGCCACGCAGCCAATGGTAAATGCTTTACTGCAAACCATGAAAGGCTACCAGTATCAGGCGTACGAAGCAGGCGCAGCAAACATCGATCCAGCGGCAGAGCTGGGCGACGGCGTGACGGTTGGTGGCATTTATTCGCCGCTGTCTAAACTCTCTGATGATGGCCGCGGATATGCGGGCATTTCTTCCCCCGGAGAAGCGGAGATGGAAGACGAATATCCGGCTGAGGGGTACATCACACAGGAATTCAACCGTAAGATTGCCGAGACACGAACAACGATCACCAAGACCAGCGAGGAGATCATGCTCAAGGTCGAGGGCATCGACGGCAAGTACACTGAGGTCAAAACCACGCTGGACGGCCTGACGGTGACGGACGCGAGCGGCACGACCAAGATCAACGGCAGCAGCATCAAGACGGATAATCTGTACGTCGATGCGGCGAATATCAAGGGTACGCTGACAGCCGACCAAATCCAGACCGGCAGCATCCGCGTCGGCGATCTCAAGGACGGCTCGAATTATGCTACGAAGACCTACGTCGACAACAACGCGGGCCTGAACGCAAACGAGGTCAATAGTGCGATCGCAACGTACATCGACGGGACCTCTATCACAGCGCAAAAGTTACGAGGCCAGACGGTGGAACTCCTGGCAAACAGCAATACCAAAGTGGGCGAAATTTCGCTTGTGGAGACGAACGTTGACTACGGTGTCGGCATCAAAACCCTCTATGGCGGTATCAAGCTGGAATCGGCGACCAATGTATACCTAAAAGCCAGCGGCGCCTACGGTGGATTTATCACGCTGTCCAACAACATTGTGTCGCTCGGCGGCGGCGAGCTGTATATCGGTAGCCAGATGTACGGAAATATCTTACCGGCCGGTAACTGGGGGAAACTGTTTTTCCTTCGTCAGTGAGGTGACGCATGGCAAGTTTTAGTGTTAGCGTTACGGCGACGGGGTCAACGACAGCTGTCCTCAACGGCACGTTTTACGGAGACAGCTACCATAATCGAGCGCGTGCGATCTACGTGACCGGCATTCTGGGCTACGGGTATTACTTGACCTCGAACGAGGATTCCGGCGCGAACAACACGTTTACGGATTCGTTCGACGGACTTACCCCCGGCAAAACCTACGATTGGGAGGCAGTGCTCTGCTATTGGGACACCAACCTCAATCAATGGGTGGAGACCAGCTATTCCGACAGCGGATCGTTTACCACAGAGGGCGGCACTACGGGCGGCGCGGTGTACATCTACACGGATATGTGGCGAGCGTATACGCCGTACATCTACACGGACATGTGGAGACCCTACAACGCAGAAATCTACACCGACTCTTGGTGGGAGTCGGGATAAGGAGGAACTATGAAAAAGCAGGCAATGCAGATCCTTGACAGCGCATTTAATACGCTGTCTTTGGTGATGATCTCCGCGAACGACGCGGAGAAGATGGCAAAGGTCAAGGGAGAGCTGCGGCAGGCATATGCGATCCTCGAGCGGCTCGACCAGCAGGCGGCGCACGTACCCGCAGAGCCGCCCGCGAAAGCTGCCGAGACGGAAAGCGAGGTAACAGATGGCTGATAAAGCAATTTCCGACCTCACTCAAGCAACACAAATCACCAACGAAGATCTTTTTGTTTTGCAGCAGGGCGGCACAGCGAAAAAGCTCAAAGGCGCAACGCTGCTGGACTTCGTCACGCTGAGCGTTGTATCGGTCACGGTGACAACACTGCCCGCAGGAAGTTTGGCAACGGCGACCTACGATAAGTCGACTGGTACGCTGGCGCTTGGCATCCCGCAGGGCAGCAAGGGCGACACCGGTGCAACAGGCGCGACCGGCCCCCAAGGCCCCGCAGGCCCCGCAAACGTGCTGACCATCGGCTCGGTCACGTCCGGCAAGGTGGCGAGCGCGACCATTACCGGAGAAGCCCCAAATCAGGTGCTCAACCTTGTGCTCGAAAAGGGTGACAAGGGTGAAACCGGCGAAAAAGGTGCAACAGGCGACACCGGCCCGCAGGGCAGCAAGGGCGACACCGGTGCAACAGGCGCGACCGGCCCCCAAGGCCCCGCAGGCCCCGCAAACGTGCTGACCATCGGCTCGGTCACGTCCGGCAAGGTGGCGAGCGCGACCATTACCGGAGAAGCCCCAAATCAGGTGCTCAACCTTGTGCTCGAAAAGGGTGACAAGGGTGAAACCGGCGAAAAAGGTGCAACAGGCGACACCGGCCCACAGGGTGAACAGGGCATCCAAGGTCCGCAGGGCAGCCCCGGCACGGATGCTCCCACAATTACCGGTATTACCATCCGGCAGAGCGACTATCACCTTATCGTGACGCTGTCGAACGGCACGAGCTATGACGCAGGCTATTGCCGTGGCGCTTCTGGTGCTGGTACGGGTGACATGCTGGCCTCAGTGTATGACCCTCAAAACAAGCACCAGGACATCTTTTCATACATTGACAACGCTATCAAGGACGTCAAGGTAACTACCGACGCAACGCCTACGCAGGGCAGCGCGAACCCCGTACAGTCCGGCGGCGTGTACTCGGCGCTCGTCAATAAGCTGGACAAGACCGGCGACGGCAGTAATGTCACGGCGGCTTTCACGGCAGCGAGAACCCGCGCAAATATTGCGACGGGTGAAAAGCTCTCCGTGCTGTTCGGCAAAATCGCGAAGTGGTTCGCCGACCTCGGCACTCTGGCTTTTAAGTCCACGGTGGCAAAATCCGACCTTGCAAGCGACGTGCAGGCGAGTTTGGGCAAGGCTGACAGTGCCTTGCAGAGTGCGCCGGTTACAAGCGTCAACAGTAAGACAGGCGCGGTGAGCCTTGCAAAGGGAGATGTAGGCCTCGGCAATGTGGACAACGTCAAGCAGTACAGTAAGAACAATCCGCCACCGTATCCTGTCACGTCGGTCAATGGTAAGACGGGCGCGGTCACGGTCAGTGTTCCAACAGTTCCATCCACGACCAACATTCTCAAGGGCAACGGCTCAGGCGGGCTGGTGGCGGCGACGCGCGGCAGCGACTATATCGCATCCGGCAACATTGTCAAGCAGACACTCGTGAGCACGGAGACCACGCCCACCGAGGACTACGCGATCAACTGGGTGTACGGCTAAGGAGGCGGAAATGGCTACATTTACTGTAGAGATAACGCCGGATTCTAGCAACGGGACTATCGCCCACGCAGTCGGAAAGTTTTCCGGAGGGTCAAGCAGCTATAAAGGTCAGCGGCGCATGGACGTTGCCGTCAGCGGCGTCGGGACATTTTCTGCGTTATCGCCGGAGACAAGCGGAGGCGAAAACACTTTTTCTCTCGACATCACGGGGCTGACGCCGGGGACAACGTACAACTGGAGCGCGTCACTCTACTACAAAAATACGTCCGGGGGTTGGGTGACAGCAGGATCGCAGTACGATAAATCCGGAAGCTTTACGACGAAAAGTAAAACCCCTACATTACCAAAAACGCTCGTCAACGGCACTGCTTACGACGTTAAGGGCGGGAAGTGCCTCGTCAACGGCACTGCTTACGACGTTAAGGGCGGGAAGTGCCTCGTCAACGGCACGGTGTACAACATCAAGAAAGGCAGGACGCTCATCAACGGGACGGGGTATGACATCAACTTTGAGCCGGATGTGAGCTTGACGTGGTACTTCAACGAAACCATTGATATAACGTCGCAGCCAGACAAATTCTGGGGGTATAGTAGCGGGATTGCTGTCAGCTTTGTGTCTGGCTATTATGGCTTTACCTACGACCATCTTATCCGAGGCTACGACGACACTTACGGTGTAAGAACTTTAATCTACTATAGAAAGATTAACGAGACCAGGGAACTCGCCTACCGAAACGGCTGGCGGGGGGAGGTATACCGCACCATCACTTTTGATGAATTACCCACCGGTGATCTCTTGACGTGGCTGCAAGCCAACGCCACGCCGCAATAAGAAAGGAGCAGCACATGAGTATCTACGTAAAAGTCAACAACACGGAATATCCCGCTACGGTCAACGGCAACCTTGTTGACCGCAACTGGAACGGCCGTGATACCAAAACCATCTATCTGACCATGTCCTACGACGCCGTAGTGGCACTGTTGCCCGACAATACCCCGTGGAGCATTGTGCAGCGCGAGACGCAGGACGTGCTGGACGAGCAGGGCCAGCCCACGGGCGAGACCAAAGAGGTCGTCAACGAGTACGACAACAGCGAGTACAGCCTTGCTGGCGACATCACCGACCACCGCGACGGCACCGTCAGCATTAAGATGGGCAAGCCCACGGAATCCGAGCTTTCGGCGGCGACCGTAACGGCGCTGGTCGGTCAGAGCATCACGCCGCAGCGCGCGGCAAGGCTGCGACCGATGATCGAACAGGCCAGCGCGTCGCTCTCTGACGGCGAGGCGGCGAAGTCGCCCGAGCTGTTCCCGCGCTGGGCGGATCACATCGGCGAGACCGTCAAGCCCGGCGACCGCCGCAGTGATACGGACGAAAGCGGCGTGCTGCACGTCTACCGCGTCAACAAAGGTCAGGGCCACACCACGCAAGAGAACTGGCCGCCGCATTCCACCCCTGCCATGTGGACGATCATCAACGTCGACCACGCGGGTACTCAAGATGACCCGATTCCGGCCGCTCGCGGCATGGAGTACGAGTATGGTCTTTATTACAAAGACCCCGAAGACACTAAGCTATACCTGTGCGAGCGTACCGGCGAGGCCGCGGGCGGGAAGATCGTCTTGCAGTATCTGCCACACGAGTTGGTAGGGAACTATTTCACGGCGGTCTAAGACCGCAGAAAGGGAGCGGGATATGGATAATGCAAAGCACTACGATGACGCAGAGATCGCTCTGATCGAAAGCCGATGCAAGAGCAATACGCATCGGATCAATGAGTTACAGGAGCACCAAACGGCGCTTGACAGGCTGGCAACGTCGGTCGAAGTGCTGGCGACCAAGCAGGAGACCGTCGAGGGAGACGTCAAGGAGATCAAAGAGGACGTGAAAGCCATCACGGGTAAGGCGGGGAAACGCTGGGACGGGCTGGTCGACAAGGCTCTCGCGGCGCTGGCGGGCGCGTTTATTGCGTGGCTGCTGTCGGGTGTGGCCCTATGAAGAAGCTGAGAAAGCGGGACAAGTACGTCATCGCGGCAGTGCTCAACCTCTGCTGGTACTGCATTGCGGTGCTCGTATTGACCGCGCATGACAAGGTAGTGCCGGACAGCCTGACCGTCGCGTGGTTCGCCGCGTGGACGGCAGAACTCGGCCTGCTGGCTGGAATCAAAATCAAAGGAAAGGACGAATAACATGGAACTGATTCACAAGAGACTGGCGAACCTGATGAGCGTCAAGAGCATCGTGACGCTGGTGCTAACGGGAGTTTTCGCGTACATGGCCGTCACGGGCAACATCTCGCAGGACTTCATGACGATCTATGCGGTCATCATCGCGTTCTACTTCGGGACGCAGTCGCAGAAGGCACAGGACGTGATCGACAGCAAGGGTGACAGCGATGCTTAAAAGCGGCGATATTAAGTATCTGCGCGCGGACGTGCGGGCAAATTGCCTTATCTTTCTGGACCTGTGCAAGCAGGCGGGCTTGCCCGCCAAAGTCACGGACACGGTGCGCGACGACGATTACCAGCGCTATCTTGTGAGCAAGGGCTACGCCCACAAAGACGCGATGCGCCCGACTTTTCACAGCGTCAAAGCAGGGCTGGCGTTTGACATCTGCAAGGATGTCGCGGGGCACGGATACGACGATCCGACGTTCTTTGCCCGCTGCGGGCAAATCGGCAAGCAGGTCGGCTTTTCGTGGGGGGGCGACTGGAAGAAATTCCCCGACCGCCCGCATTTCCAGTGGGACAACCACCTCAAACACACAGGGAGCATGATTTTGGCGGGGAAGTACCCGCCGGAAATGGAGGAGTACATGGATCAGGCAACATTTAACAAGATGATGGACGCATATTTGGCGCAGCTCGGCACCAAGCCCGTCTCTTCGTGGGCGGCGAAAGACTGGGCGGCGGCAAAAATTGCGGGCATCACGGACGGCAGCGCGCCGCAGAGACTGATCACGCGGCAGGAAGCCGTGGCGATGATCCAGAGAGCGGCAAAATGACGGTGTCCTAATCGGGCACAGGAAGGAGCGGGCGGCGAAAGCCCACGCGCAAGCGCCTCTGCAAGCCTTACACGGGCATGAACAGTCAGCACAAGCGTATCCGGGCGGAACTATCCGCGATGGCTCCACGGCGAGCCGTCGAATATATTTTATCCTTCGAGCTACCGCAGGACGAGGCGGCGTGCCTTATCGAGTGCGACGTGCGACGCAAGAGCTACGCGCAAGTGTGCGAGGCGCTGCACCTGTCACCGGAGGCGGTCAACCGCTGCCGCAGGCGGGCATACCAAAAAATAGCAGACGGACAAAGAGAGCACCGAGGTTGATCGGTGCTCTCTTTTTATTCGTTCGGTTCGATCTGGATGACCGTCCATCCGTTCCACCGACAATGATTGTATGACGCGCCATACAGCATCTTGGCCGTACGCTTGGCCTCATACTTATCCTCTGGGTCAATGCTAAACAGCTCCACATGATCTCTGACAAATTTCGATAAGTTTTTGATCTCCCACTCACGAGCACCGTTTGATACTCGATACCATTTTGCGCGAATATTGGTCTCATATGGCCCTGTCAACGGGGATTCCAGCAGCGCCTTAACTCGAGCGGCTGGGGATTGCTGGGCCTCTGCCATAGCACAGCCGCAGGACGTGGTATGCCCGGTCATAAGATTCCTGCCCGATACGTCGGTCTCTTTGCCGCAATCACAACGGCACCGCCATATTGAGCTATTCGCGGTCGAAGAATAGCGCACATAACGCGTCACAGTCAACCGCCCAAAGCGTTGTCCAATCAGATTCTTTCGGTGATTTTCGCCCCTGGTATGGCCGCATGACGTACTGACACCCCGACGGAGATTGCTGGCAGTCACGACGCGTTCCTCGCCGCAATCGCATC